TGAACCCTACTACGATACGGCTGATTTCTGGACAGATACTTCTTCTCAGTTCGCCGGCGTTGATCCGGCTACCCTGACAGCACAAAAGGGATATCCGGATTATATTCGAGCTATCGTTGAGGCTAGAGTTATAAACGAATATATTAGGACTCTGCCTACGCAGAAGCTAATCGCTCTTAATGCTGATCCGAACTCGGGCGAGACTACCTTTGCTCAATACTATAAGATGTGGCAAGATAGGAAGAAGATAGTCGCTACCGGTGATGAAGATGCGCTCAAGGCTTTCGATCAGGACGAACGGACTAGGAACGCTCACTTAGGTAACTTCTCTCAGACACAGTTTGCTTTGCTCAATCAGTATTGGGCGATCACTGATAAGAGGGAGCAGGCTGCTTTCCTCGATAAACACAAGGCATCTATCGGGGTAAACCCGAGGCAAGATTGGCTGCGATCTCATCCTAACGAAAACGCACGACTAGCCGTATGGGGGCAAGCCAAGATACTTACCAAGGAAGCTTATACTGAGTTTAACAGGCTCATAAAGGAGCTTGATATTCCGGCTACGGCTATCCCGGAATTAACATTACCGCCCGAGTCGTCAATCGATACTCACTTTGACTATGAGGCTATGGTTGACGACGGCACTCATAGCAGCGTCGAGGCTAGGTTACTACTGCTTAAGGACCATATAGCTGCAGAAGAGGCCGGCGTCCAGTCCTATGTCGATTGGCGTAATGAGAGCGGTAACCCCTTAGAGCTGTCAGACAAGACAGTAGAATATCTGCAGCTCCGGTTTGACAATCAGACTTTGTTTGATGATCTCGAAGAGGCATTAGCTATCCCTATCAAAGAGGAAAGGGATGCAGCAGTAGAGGCTATCCGGGCGACTAAGGTGGGCGACGAGACATTCCACGATATAGAGCGGAGAGTAGAAGTGATGGGTAAAGGAACCCGGGAGGCTCCTGTTCCGGAAGAGCTAGTCAATGACTATGTTAATCACATGGGGATAGTCGACGAGACGAGCGGTAACAGCGCTGAGGCAAAACTTAATAGATACGATAACGAGAATCTCAATGGCTTCTTAATGGACGAGGACGTTTGGGGCAAGCAGAAAGCGTCGCCATTGCATGAGGACAAGTTTCTCCTGGACAATTACTACGTTCCTGTTTGGAGATACGATGTCAAGTATCGCCTCGAGGACGGAGAATATAACGAGCTTCCGGAAGACGATAGAGCCGGTAGGGAAGACTATCTTTCCGGCGCGGGCCTTTCGGGAGAAGCACTTAACAGACGGTTAGAGTATGCTGCCGACCGGCGCCGGCGTGAAGCTCTCGAGCTAACCAATACCATAACCGGCGATAGGTTCCCACTTGAGCAAGTAGAGAAGTTCGTCGAATACTATGAGCTCGAGGCCAAGGGCATGAGGCAAGAGCGGTTCCTCGTCAATAACCCCGAGTTCGCTCAGGCCATGCACGATATCAAGGGCATAGATATCCCCAAGGCAGAGGACGTGCCGGCGATTCAATTCGACGATATCTATGACTTGAACCGGGAGGACTTCGAGAAACTCGAGGGATTGAGCGACTACGAATCAGAGTTTTATATCGAGGATCCGGAAGAGAGAGCGGTCGCCCGGGACGCCATGCGGTTTACTCCGGACGGCAAGTATACCGAGTTCGGGATATCTGAGCTCACAAGAAATGCTTACGGCGCCTTGGTTCCGGAGCAGTTTGTCGAGGCCTACGTCGGCTACTATAAGATTATAGGCGAGGGCAAGCCTAAGAACTGGAAGCTTAATTCCGGCACAGACCTATGGTATGAGGACGATTGGTTCCTCATGGAGAACATGGGATTCTATACCTCTGTCTACAAAGGGATTCTCGGGAACGAGGCCAGAGACTTTACTAAGATACCTTCCCGGGAAGTATTCGATCAATACCTGACATATATCTCCTTGCCTCACCTTAAGGCCAAGGACGACTACCGGTGGGATAACCGGGAGCTTGACGCTTGGCTAGTCCTGAAGTTCGATTACACTCCTATCGCTGAGAAGATAAGACGTGCGGAGCTCACGACTTACGAGCGCTTCATCGAGGATTGGGATTTAAGAGGCAAGGCTATCGAGGAAAAGCTCAAAGCACTACGAGGGGAGTAAGCCCGAAAGGGTAAATATAATACTCCAAATAGGGAGGAACTAATGTTGGACGAGTCTACGGAAACTACGGACAAGAACCCGACGGACGCTGGACCTGACGCTTCAGCTAACTTGGGCTCGCCTTCGGCAGTGGAAGAGATAACTTCAAAGATCGAGGCGGAAAAACAGTATGGTGGGGCTGACGTGAGGAAGATCGTGGAGAAAGCTCTTGCTGCTGATGGTCGAACTCAGAAGAGCAGGGCGCAACAGGCTGAGGCAGAGAACAAGCTTCTGAAAGGTCAAGTAACCACACTCGGAACGCAGTATAATAGCGTTACTTCTCAGGTTCAAGAACTTATCAGAGCCCAAAACGAAGCTGACGCCGACAAGGTGAAGGATGATCCGGTAGCTCTCGGTTCGCTGAGAGCTAGGCAGGCTAACGCTGCCGAGGCAATCAGGCTACAGGGTGAAAATGCCACTTTGGAAGCTGGTAAAGCTCAGTTACAAGCTGAAAGGGAAGCTATCGCAAATGATAGGGTTTCTCTCAGTATAAAGCTAGTCGCTATGGCGACCGGCGTTGATGAGAAGAAACTCGCTGAGCGTGTTCCCGACGGCAATTCAGAGAGGCTAGCCTTAGTAGCTCAAGACCTCAAGGGAGCTCCTGTTACCCCGGGGATTGATCCTGTTACCGGGAAACCAAAGCCTGCTGCCTTAACCACGAAGCCAGTTACAGCTCAATCTGCTGGTGGGGAAGGTTCCGGAATACGCCAAATAGTCGAGAGGGCTAAGAGGCGAGCCGGAATACAAACTTAAATACTACGGAGGGGAACAGGTGAAGAGCTTTATAAACAAACTAGGGAAAGTAGTCCTTCTGATGTTTACCTTGCCGGTTTTACTGGCAATGGGCGTTCTATCGGGTGGCTACTACAGCACTCTAGCCGAGGTGTTGAAAGCAACTACGCCTACGCTTATCCCCGGAGCCGTTGATGAAAACAAAAAGCGTGGTAACCCGGTAGAGGTTTTACCCTTTGTCCAGGCTAATCACACCGGCGAATATATCAGGTGGCTCCGCAAGGGAACAACTCTCGAGGATAGCGTGGCTAATATCGGCATCGGCGGTCAAACTGTATTCAGTGAGGCTGCGACGTTCTCCGCCCAAACAGCGACTCTTCGTATCTGTTACTTGATGTGTAAGCTAGATAAGTATGACAATGCAATCTGGCAGACAGTCAATGACTACGAAGATGCTATGGCTGAAGGGATGATGGAGGACGTAACCAAGGTGCTCGGCACGAAGATCATCTATGACGACTACACCTATGACGCCAATAGTCTTCAGATGGATGGGCTTCATGCGTGGGCAGCGACAAATTGGGGCGAGGCGTGGGATATTGATGGTGGAGAAACCGCCCTGGCACTCGAGGATCTGCGTATTCTGAAAGACGAAATGAAGCATGGTATTGATTGCTTCTTAATGCCTTTCTGCTTAGCACGACAGATCGACCGGGTATACCGGGAGCTTGGTATTGCTGCCATGAAAGCCGATACAGCCGGCGCCTTAGGGTTAATCAGCTACGGCCCGGGTTCAGAAGGCGGTAGGACTACTTTCTTTGACGAAGTGCCTATCATTCGGTCTGACTACATGATAGCTGAAGAAGGCGACACCGGGCAGGGCTCTAACAAGAGAGCAGCTCATACCACCGGAACGGCACAGTATTCCGTTTTCGGTCTGAAGATGGGGCAAGGCCTCTTGACTAAGGGTGATCCAGGTGTCAAAGTAGCTTTCGGTAAAACGGAAGCTGATGGGGAGTTCTTCAATGTAGAATACTTCGATCGTCTTGAGAACTACATTGGGAAGGCGATGCGTGTTGCTGCATATACGCAAATGATCGTTGGCAGTAAGTATGCGATTGGTCGAGTCGTTGATGTTCCCAACTCAACTCCGGTGGCTTCTACTTAAGGGAGGAAAGACTAAATGAGTAAACAGCAAAACATTCAACTCGAGAATGGGGCAACTATCTGGTTGCCACCTGATTCCGCAAGGAATAATGTCTGGCTTCCC